GAAGTTATAACTTTTACCCCTAATGTCAAACCATAAATACCTTTAAAAGTTACATCAGGGCTTTTTTCAATCGCAGGCGTTGCTGAAATGGTAATAGTTTTGTTTGCTTCATCCGTTTCGATACTAGCCTCTCCGGCAGTATATCCGGCATCTGCTGTAACAATAGGGGTTACGGTCAGCTCCAATTTATATTTGTCCGCCCCATCCGATTTCCAGGAAGACGAGCAAGAATAGGAAATGGTCTGATGGTCTGTCTGATTTACAATGACCGACCACGCATCATTGCTCTGGATAACGGTCTCAGTTTGTTTGACGGCCGTTCCCATAGTTAATTCTCCAGCTGCATTGTAGAAGGTTTTACCTTGCAATACATCTTCTGCTTTTGCGGTTGTATCAGACACTTCACAGAAACGGGCAGTACCCTCTGTTGCCAGCGGCAAAATAACCGCCGGCACTCCATTGTAAGTATTCCCTGCAATTCTCACGTCTACTTTCATTTGTTTTCCTCCTTATCATCCACCAATGGTTACATCTCCGCTTGTGCTGTCTTGAGATGAATAATTCCCCAGGGCCGTAGCAATCGCTGTTGCTACTTCTCCCTTCGTGTAGTAATTACTTAAATCCGTAGTCTTTGACTGGATGGCCTTATAAATCCCATCACTGGTTACCAGATTGCTGCTGCCTTCGGTTGGCTCCGCGTCAAATCCTAACTGACCGATAGCAATGTTTTTAGCTTCCTGAGCGCTTTGTGCGGCAGCCACAGCCGAAGCCGCCGCTTCTGATGCAGACGCCGCAGCAGCTTCTTTTTCGCCGTTCATGAAAGCAATTGCGCTCTCCGCTTTCGTTGCGCTGGCTGCGGCTTCGTTTGCCGCCGTTTCAGCTGCGTTCTTATATGTTTCCAAATTCGCTTTGGCTTCGTCAATATCAGCGGTTGCCTCTTTTGCCTGTGCTGCGGAATCCTGTGCCAGTGCAGCTAATTCTTCCGTTGTCCTGGGCAGTACCAGCGTTACCTGATCTGCCGTAGCTGTATATAAATAGAAGTCAAATTCAATGGTTACATTGTCCGCATCACTTTTCGCCGGGATGTACATAGGATTGCTATCATAAGCCACGGCATACAAGATTTCATGTCCGTCTGTATCGTTGGCAAATAGCCCCAGCTCTGTTGCAGTATATCCGCTTTCTACTGTACTGTTATCCAGCGTTGCCTTGATTTCACAAATCTGTGCACCATCAATTTCAACAGGTTCTTTACTGCCAATGACCATGTTATTCTTCGGTGAAAATATATCCGCCTGCTCTAAATAGCCTTGCATAGACTCCGCTGCACCATTCCCTACTTTCATGCGGGTAAGGTTTAATGTAGCAGTCCCGGCAGCTACTTTGGCCGCCAGCGCTTCTCCTGATTTTGTCAGAATATATCCCGTACTAAAATTTGCCATTTATCTATTTCACCTCCTTTCTATTTGGTACGTTGCCAAATATTGACAGCAATGGACTTTTGCATAAAATCAATCGCTTTTCCTTCACCTAAATATTCGGTAGCCCCGTCATGCTGATGGTCTCCGTCCCATGATGTTTTTGCTTCAATCCGATTATTATGATAGGGGCGGTCATCGCCATAAGCAATCCGCAGCGGGTCACCTGCATTTGAGTCGCCGTTACCACCAACATCCCACCCAAGTTCATGTATTCCGTTCGTTGTGTAATGCCGATGCCCCCCGGCGCTATTTGTTTTAAAGTTGAATCGATGTCTCGGAAGCTGGGCAATACTGATGGCCTTTGAATTGGCCCCATAGCTGTTTTTAGCTTTATACGTATCGCCAGCCGATATGAGTGCTTGTCCTTCTCCAATTTTCACCCAGGTCATCCATGGGAACTGTGCATTGGGGTTCGTATCACCAAAATCGATCCAAAGCCTGCCAATTGGGAATATCGTATTGAAAATCTCCTTTTTAGCCGTCTCTAGTGCCGCCTGATTTAAATACCCATCCATACTGACTTGTACGGAAATAGTCTCTGCATTATTGGTTGTCAGGTAAATGTTTATGATCCGCGTTTTTAGTCCATCTTCTGTAAATGTCTTCATGGAGATTGCTTCACCGTTGATACCTACAGCAAATAGGACTTCATTATCATTAGAGTCCAAGGCATACACACCGGTACTCTGCCAGCTGTAAGCCGTGGTTACATGATTGTTGGAAATCTCGGCAGTCAGTTTAGCTGTCGTACCGTTCACAACCTCATTGCTTGTGAGCGAGACAGAATGCTGCACGCCATTCAGCGCTGTCAGTGCCGGTATCTGTTCTGCGGTATATGCCGTACTACTAATTTTGATTCCCGAAAAGGTTAGGGCATTTAAGGATGAGCCAGCCTTTGCCAGCATGTTACGCCCTGCATCTGTAAGAACATATCGGTTATTTGCCATCTAATCAGCCCCCTGTACGTAATTGATAGTTTCTGTGATTGCCTGCACACCGCCAGCATAAATCGTTCCCGTTCCAGATTCTGTAGAGACCGTTGTTGGACGGATAGTAACTTTTAACCGGATCCGCTTTGCCATGGCCATATAGTGTGTCAGGGCTTGGATTGGCTTTTCGGTCTTAAAAAAAATCAGTAAATTCTTTGGAACAACTGATTCTGCTAGCCCATATATGCCGTTTATTTTTGGTGTGGTATTCGGGGTCAAATCAATCCAAAGCTCATATTTGTCATTTTTCAATTCTAGCGTGACATTTCCAGCTCCATAAGCTGCATCAAGCATTGCTTGGAATGACTTTAACGTAAACGGGCGTACCCCGTATAAAATTTTTAATATTCCCCTCCGTCTGAAGTCCAATGTGTCCGTTGATTTTGGCACCAGGTCCAGCATAGATTCCCACTGCCGCAAGCCGTAATCATTCATGCTGACAATCCACTGGTTGTAAAAAATACCTACCATGGTATCCCATAGCTCCTGTAAGTTCAGTGATTCAATCCGCATAATTTCTTGTATGTCATGACTGTCACGACTCACAGGAGGCAGCAACTCCGCACAGTTTATAATGCGTTCAATCTTATCCATCATTAGTCCTCCGTCAGCGTCAGCTTTTGCAGTGTAGCAATAGCATCGGTTGCAAGTTTTACAGGTTCCGTACTGCCATTAATCGTTATGTTTGATACATCAGTAATGCCATCTACTTTTAGTAAAGCCATTAAAATATAAGATCCCCGTATAGTTAAATATTCTTTGTCTGACTGCGTGGTCCATTCTACTGCTTTTGACAGTAAATATTCGTTTATCGCAGACTCTGCCGCAGATTGGATAGAAGATATAGAGCCTGATTTCAATGTAACATTGGCCGTTATTGTAAGTGGTGTTGCCCCCGCCTTTGCGACAGTAACAACATGCCCAATCGGTGCAATCCCGTATCCTTTTCCTTCTTCACCAGGGTCGAATATATTTTGCAAGGACTCAATCATTTCATCGTCAGGCGGTGTGTATTGCGTGGTCAACACAACCACTTTCACCGTTCCGCCGCCATTCCAGCACCGGTACACTTTTACGCCGCCAACGCCATTCTGAGCAAGTGCTTTTTCCTTATAATCCGCGCCATTGCCTCCGTATGCTTTTGATTTCAAGGCAGCTATATATCTCACCCTGAACGTTTCTGTATCTTCTGCATCTTCACTCGGAGTAATGATTTCTGTTATCCGGGCTGTCTCCAGGTTAATATTCGTAATAGGCGTGATATCTCCGATGCAGGTATTACTGTTTACCCCTGCTGTTTCTGCTGTCAGTTTATAGGTATGCTCCTCCTCATTGATCAGCTCCGTCACGGTAAAGTTATAGGCTTCGTAATTAAACCGGGCCCCGATAGGTACTGCATCACTAAACTGCCCTTTCATAACAGCATACGTCGCCGGTTCCGGATAGATGTTATACTCCGCCGCCCGCAGCTCCAGATATTCCCTATCAGCTGTTGTGGCAAAAGTCTCTTTTAAAATAACCTCAGCCATGATATAAGCTTCTGCTAGTTCAAATGTTATTGGAGCGACCGAATCAAAGATTATACTGCCCTCACGTTTATCATATTTAGATTTTACACGGGCCAAGGCACGCTTCAGTAAGAAGTCATAGGTCATCTTCTCATACAATGCCTGTCACCCCCTTTTCCAAATTCGTAATCTCTCCAAACCGGGTTTTCACGCTGAATTTACAAAGCACATCGTCACTGTTATTGCTAAAATCAAAATCATAGACATCAGTAATCCGGTCATCCTGCAGCAAAGCTTCTGTAATGCGCCGCTGGATCTCAGCATACACATAGGGGATAGGCTGCCCAAACAAATCGGCAAGTTCTATCCCATAGTTCCAGCTGTATATCAGATACTGATACCGCTCGGTATTTAGTATTTTATAAATTGCCTGGCGAACCGCTTCCAGCTCGTCGCAATATCCGTTCACCTGTCCGTTTGTCTCATAGTTTAGCCGAAACGTGTAAGACGGCTGCTGCCAGGTATCCACATCAGCAACAACATCGTTTATGCTGTCCGGTGTCAAGTCGCTCAATCTTTACACCCCCTATTGGGATTGTAATAACGGTCAAGGGCGATATATCGTTGACCGCCCGATTCCCGCAATAAAATAACCTTGTCCCCAACCACTAGTTCATTGTGCACAAGGTACGTTTTTCTTCCTTTGTAGCCATGATGATGCGGTGCATAAGCGGAATCGCCACTGCCCCCGCTGGCGTCTTCTGTGATGTGGTCAACGTCCATATCAATAGAATGCAGGCAGGTGGCTTTCGTTAATACAATGCATTCTGTAGGAATTACTGTTTTCGGGTCCAGGCGTATCTGCAACGGGTTAACTGCAATGACTTCGCCGATTTCGATGCCACTCATTACCTGCGCCGCTGTTGTTTGCGACACAATGGTCTGTATCGCTTCAACAAGCTGGTAATAACTCGTATCTCTTGCCATCACTGCACCCCCATCCGGATAATTTTGGTAGGCGGTTCGCCGTTACCGTAGGCATAATTAGCATTCCCGTAATTCTTCGCATAGCCTAAGCTCGAGCTGTTGCCAAAACACCCGCCATTACCGTCAGCGATAACCACATGGTCGTCATCACCATAGATGAGTAAATCGCCTTTATTGGCGGCTCCTGTATAAACTT